CAGGTATAACGATGTTGCCGCCTGTGGTCATAAGACCAGCACCAGTATATGTGCCGCTTGCATTAATGTTTGCATTAACATCTAGCAGGGTAGCATTAAGTTCAATTTCGTCTGTAGCATTAATATCCAGAATGGTATTACTAGGTGCGCCAATGTTTTGACTTGCATCATTAAACTGAATGACGTTTGTACCATTTAAAAGTAATCCTGTGGCAGCAACATGGGTAAGGGTAACATCTTGACCATTACCAAAATAAACAACTGCACCAGTTCCAAAATATGCATCTGACCATTCTAATGAAGTTGATCCCAAAGCAGCGCCGTTTGAGGCAGAAGGAGTAATACCATTAGTCGCTACAATGGCAGTATCAGAAGCAGTAATCGCGCCGTTAACTGTTACACCAGCACTAGCAGTGATTGTTCCAGTAACATCTAAACCCGAACTATCTATCTGTACTCTACGAGTACCCCCCGTTGTAAAGTCTACTGAATCCGCTTCACTAAAATAAATTCCGGTATTTGTATCCCCAGTATTTGTAATTGATGGTGCTGAACTAGAGCCATCAGAAAATGCTTGAGTGCCGGGAAGAGTAACAGTTCCCGTAAATACAGGACTTGCTAATGTAACTACAGTAGCACTCGAACTGATTCCAGACGATAGTGCGCTCCCTGTACCCAATAAGGTATACAGTTCGACAAAGTTATCATTTACCTTGTCTGCACCATCTCGCAGAGAATCGCCTGTTCCGTCATCTGCTACTGTGCCTAATGCTATTGCTTGATATGCCATTGGTTCTTCTTCCCTTACATATTATTTATAACTGAAGTTTAATGAACTACTGTCAAAAGTAAATACTTCTCCATAGTTATTGCTATTAGTTGTCTTACTATAATCTCTTTGTCTCTCTGGTGTATGGAATGCTGTTTCTGCTGAACTAATAAGAGTTCCAGATTCTAACATAAAGTCTTCACCTTCATCTGTGCTAGAAGCACTGGCATTCAGAATAATGTTCCCGAACTCAAAATCCTCCAGTGACAAATTGCCTATCTCACGAACAAAAATGTCTGATGGGCGAGTAAATGGTTCAACCCGTGCTGAAGCGAACCCGCCAGTAGGCACTTCCCCATCATTCGATGCGTCTTCCATTGCAAAACGATTAAACTCAAGAACAAATCTACCACCATACTGCAAGTCATTAGCATCTTCAAGAATTAGATCATTAAACCCACTTGTGGTCGCATCCTCCAGTTTGACACCACCATCTTCACTCTCTTCTGTGAGCAAAAATTCAGAAGCAGTATCAAAATCCTTAATATCAACAAGAGATTGCCTCTGGATATCAAATGCAGTAAATGCCTCAATCACTCTATCTTCTTCTAGAAGTCTACCGCCGCCTTCGTTAGTAGCAATAGCATCCTCAAGGAGAATGTTATCATCTAAATCTGCTGCCGTGTCCAACACAAGGAAATCGTTAGTGATTGCTTGTAGATTATCCCGTGTGACACTCTGCCCAAGATTTTCATCTGTATCATCTTCCATGATAATTGTGCTATCAAAGTCAGTTGCAGAACCATCAGTTGCGTTAAGAAGTAATACACCACTAAACATACTTCCATTTTCAGCACCAATCCCTGTGCCTGTAAGATGACCATTATCTACCTTTGCGAGATAAGAAAGACCACTGGTAACATCATCGTTTCTAGCAAAAAGGTTCTGTAGAACAAAGATAACAAATGGTGGAACAACGATTTCACCAATAGCACCCTGTACCATAGCAGCAGAAACTAGACTTGATGTGGAAACCTTACTAAATATATTAAATCCTGTCGGGTGAACTGCTTTTTTAATTTCATTAATATAAGCACCAGCACTAGAATCAGTTTGTATTTCATATGAGAAATCCTGATAATAAAAAGAATCCTGTATTCGAATAAGGTCTTCTCCTAAAAGACTATCAATCTTAGAACCATAAGAACCAGTTCTTTTTGCTGCAATACCTAAATTAAAGTTTGCCTTTGCTATATCAAAATAAACTACCGTGCCAGAAGCACCGCCAGTTTCTGTAATAACTGCATCAGTAAAATCTATTTGACCTTCTAATAATACTTGATCACCAATTGCACCGTCTTGTACAGCGCCCGTGACAGCATTAGTTATATAACCATCCATTCCAATTGTATCGAAGTCATCTATGTCTCCCAACAAGGACTCGTTCGCATCAGTTCCATTTGCATCGGTAGCATTCAATATAATTAAATTACCATTACCATCTGCGCTACCATCTGTACTATCTAACAGAATATATGCTGGTATAGTATCCGTACTATCTTCGTAAATAACAGATGTGTCAGTAATTAAGTGCCCGTTTGTTATGAATGTATCATTTTCTCCTACACGGTAATTTACGTTCTGGCGTTTCTCCACTGCGCTCGGCGTGGTTTCAAATACAATCTTAGTTTCTAATATTTCATAGTTGGTTGGGCTAGAATCTTTAACGTCATCTGTTTCAAAAATAAATCTATCACCAAAAGTATTTGTAGAGGTACTTCCATCTTCTTGTTTTAAAATTTCATTTTGTTCAGTTAGTATATCAGCATACTCTGTCTGACTATTAACAGATTCCATAACCAAGTCATACTCAACACCAAAATCATCAACTACAACAATATAACCACGGTCAGGAACATCAATGGCATCTGCCAGAATTGAATCTATTGGAGGAACAAAGATGTTATCCCCTGTCTCCAGTTTAAGTCTTTCTTCTACAGTAATATGACCGTCTAAACGAATATTATTTTCATCAAACTGAAGGAGAGAATCTTCTACTCGTATACCCTCTCCAGTAGTTCCTTCTGATTCAATCCTAATAACATCTTCTATGGAAACATTTAATATTTGTCTTTCGGCATCATATGAACGGACAGTTCCATTATGAGTGGTAAGTGCATTACCTGTAACCCATGTTCCACTTACATCCTTCATCAAGAAATTTGCACGAAACTCCATCACAGGAATATCGCTATAGTCAAAACCTTCATCAGTAATATCTAAACTTAAAACTCTACCAATATCTGCACTAGATGCATAAACCTGTGCCCCAGTTCCCTCTTCAGAAGTTATTGTTGCTGTTGGTAAACGAGAATATCCGTAACCCAGTTGAATTATATGAACCTTTGTAATTTCGCCAGCACCGCTTTCTAATTGGAAAGAATTACGGTCTTCCCACCTATCTTTTTTAATACTAAATTCACCTACTTCAGTTGTTAAACGGTCACCAAAAACAGGTTCAGTATTGCTAGAAGTTTCTGCTGCCATTCCTGTAGCAACATTACCAGACTCAGCATATACTTTTCCTGTCCCATAGGGAAGCAGATAAGATGGTATTAATGCAGCGTCTTGAATAGCATGATTGCTTTCATCCCACGGCATATAGAAAGTGCTGCCGGGAAATTCCACAAACGTATGTTCGTGGAACAGCAATCCACTTGGTGTGTTGGCTATATTAATTTTATTGAATGAAAGAATAACTCCATCAACTAAAGTAAACGGTGAAGATATTGTAATTTGAGTAGAAGATATAATAGACTGCACCGTAACCGTGCCTGTTATCCCTACACCTGTAACAATCTGATCAACAGTAATAGTACCAGATACATTATCGATATTAATGGTAGTAGAATTTACTGTAGAACCATTTATTTGACAGGTTGCACTCGTAAGTTCAGTTTTAATTAAACTGTCTTTTGTTAAATATAGTGGATAAAAATAACCCTTAATATTACTATAATTTATATCTGTAGCATAAACATAAAACGAACCTTCTGTATATGTACCAGCCTCAAGCTGTAAATCAAATAACTCTTCGCTAAATTTTGTTCCACTTTCTTGAATTAATAATTCACCAGCTTCAGTAAGGAAAGAGCCATTAATTACAGAAACCTCTGCTTCAGCAGTTATAGCAGTCTCATTAACTTGTTCTGGATTATTAAAGATTAATTTATCACCAACCTTATAATTTGTTCCTGCACTCTGTACAAATATGTTGTTAATACTACCATAACCTACCTCACCAACTCTGGCACTAACAAGACCATTACCAATAGCAACACTGTCGTCAATATCAATAGGGTCAAACTGACTATAAAGAATACCATCATTACTCACTGTAGATGTATTAATAATTTGCCTAACCGTAAACTTGTATAATATATCTCGTACAGTAGAAACTGCCGTTATGATTTCATCCTTTATAAAGGTTCCTTTTATAGAATCATCTTTTAGTATTATTTCAACAACTGCTCGACTAGCTTGTAGGAAGGTAGCAGTGGATTCAACAACAGCAGTAGCGCCAGAAGTTACCCCTGTTATTAATTGCCCATAAATTTCTGATGCATCTGCTAGACCTATGGGAGATACTTTTATAATTGTGGCTTCACCCCAATCACCACCAGATACATCCAACATATATTTATTTGGATACAGTATCTCAGATTCCTCACCCAGAAGAATACGCAAGAAAAGTTTATGACCTTCTTTGGTTCCTTTAGTTTGGTATAGTTCACGAATATTCTTTATAATATTACGCTTATTAATACCAGTAGCAAGTTTATCGGGGATAGCATTCATAAATGATTCACGAAAGTCATCCAAGAAATCGTAAATTGTATTATCTACATCAGCATAGTCTAACAACTGGTTAATGTTCTGAATAGGGTTAGCACGATAACGAACAATAGTTCCCTGCGCCCCCGACAGTGAACCAATTATAATTTCTCCAGTTTCAAGTTTTTGTTGACTTTGAATGAATAGTCTTGCTTTAGACGTATTACCCAAATCATCAACAAGAACAATAGCAGTTGCCTTTGAAGTTTGTCCTGTTATAACTTCTCCAACAATAAACTTACCATCTGTTCCATCACCCTCTTCAGTAACAACAAGGGAGCCGTCTTCAAACAGAAGACTGTCGGGTGATGCTAACTCAAGAAGAATATTATTAATATTTACAGTAACCTGTAGCTCTGCTGCTTCCATAAATTGATAATATGATTGTAGGAATTTAGAAAACTGTGGGTGGTCTGCCTGTATAAAATCAGGCAACTGTCCATCAATAAGAGAACTAACCCTTTTGGTTAGATTACCTGTTGGTATTAGATCAAACGGTGCCATTTTTTAGTATGCTCCAGAACTCGAACCAGTACTAACACCACCAGATGATGATGAAGTTGTGCCCGTTGAATTAACAGTACCAGACGCATCAGCTACAACTGATGTATCGACTGATGCATTTACCAAAGAAGACACCGTATCGATTTCCAAAAGCAAGTTACGAACAGGAACAATATCATTTGAATTAGGTATGATTGAAATTTTTAAAGAAGTAGCATTAGGGTCAACAACAGAGCTAATAATAATAGGACTTATAGTAACCAAACCACTAATATAATTAACTGCCCCCGCCACTAAAGAATAATAAGTTCTAACACCAGAAACCAAATAGTAAATACGAAGGTTACCAGAACCATCTTCATCAAAAAACATTTCCTGTGTATTCCCAGAAACCTTAAATGCTGTAGAGGAAACAACCCCACCCTTCACTTTATTGTAACCATCATATGGATGATATAAAGAATTTGAATAGTTAATATTATAAGAAGCACTACGACTTCCATCAGGAGTAAAATATTTTTGTAATGTGAGGGAAGTTGTATTACTTGTAATAGAGTTATCTGTTGAATCAATCAGAGAAGATAACTTAGACATTCTAAAAACAGCACCAAATTCAGAAAGCGTTGAATTATTAAATGTCGTGATAGTATTGCGAACATCAGTAACAATTTCACTATAGGTCTTTGTGGTAATACTTGAATTAAAATTAATATTCACATTCAATGTCAGGTATAGATATTCTGGGTCTGCAATGACAGGAGTAATGGATGCAACCGTATAAGTTTCTAAAGACTTAACTAATGATTCTTTTTGTGTTTCTGTTAAGTTTGTGCCAGCAATGTTTCTTATTGCAATAAAAACTTTGCCATATTCTGCAATATCACTCTGTCCAGAGGCAGCATTCCACGAACCACTTTCACCACCCCAAACTGAAACAGACTTTGTAGTGGGGAATAGTTTTCTAATATAAACTTTATAATCCTCAACGGTAACTGCTCTACCCTGTGAGGCATAATCGAGGGGAGCATTAAGTTTAATAGAATCAATTGATTCTGGTTCTGCACCACCTGAAGATGGACTTACCAAAGAAACTGTTATAGAAGTAACGCCGCCAATAGGAGTTTCATTTGCAAATATATCAGCGCCATTACCTTCCTCTTTATTAGTTACAATATATGTGAGAAGTATAATATTTCCATTTATTGGTTTTTTTCCTATAATACCATCACCAAAATAAACTTGGAACTGTCCATTTTCAACTTCTTGCAAGAAGTAGGATGGAGTAGTTCCATCTACTTGAGAAATATCTTTTACTAACTTATATGTTAATGAAGTAGCATCTACTGAAGAATTTTGAATCTCTACTTTCAACGTAGTAATATCAGCACGATTGGTTGGAATAACAAATCTTTGGTCAGCATTAGTGGGGTCTACAGTATAACGTGTTGTTATTAGTGTGCCTTCATAAATAGGTACATCTAGAAATTCAATAATACCATCTCCACGATTGTTAGCAGAAACAGAAGATGTTGTGGAAAATATATAATCACTACCATCAATAGAACTCTTAAAGGTAGTTCCAGATTCCATTGTAGCACTATTAATGCTTGAATTCAAGAATACATTAATTTTTGCTAAAGCAGACGAGGCAGAATTTGGAGTATAACCCAATGTCTTAGCATGAGATACAACACTACTCCTAAGTGAAGCACTGTCAAGGAACATCTCATTTGCTACCATGTTTGTATTATAAGCAAGGTAGTGCGTGTTGTATGCAAGAACATCTAACAGAATGTTCATACCTGACCCTTCGAAGTCATAGTCTGTAAATTCATTCTGACCTTCTAGAAAGGTCTTGAAGTTATCCTTAACATCATTGAAATCAAAATCGCTGATTACTAGGTTTTTGTCTGTGATTGCCATTATCGCAATGCCTCCAATAACACTTCTACTTCCACCACTTCAGTTGGGGTATTTTGAACATAAAACTCAATGGAAACCTCATACATGTTTTGGTCTAAATTGGGTAGGGCGCTAACACTAATTATACGAGCGCGGGGTTCAAAATTTGTTATAACATCCTCAATCTTTTTTGTGAGAATATAAGCAGTTAATGGAGTCATTGGTTCAAATAGAATATCCCTCACCCCAGAACCAATCTCTGGATGAAAGGGTTTCTCATAATGGTTCATCAAAATTAAATTACGCACAGAACGCTTTACGGCATTTATATCTGTAACCATAGATATATCTTTAGAATTTGTTTTTCTTCCAAAAAATAAATCCAAGTCGCGGTACAGAATAGGGGAACGCTGTTCTGATCCTATTTTATTTTGACCGTATGACATTTGGGTAGACTCCTGTTTATATTATTTATGCCTCTTAAATGAGTTTTTGTATATTAATAATATATACTATATTTATATGGTCAAATAATTATGTTGTATCAATTGCAATTGATGGGTCATAGTTTGCGTAAGTATAAATAAAAACAACTAATGAAGTTCCAACAAGCGATTCTCTCCACTTTGATTTACCCTTTGGTGTTTTACCGGGTGGCTTGACAGCAGGATAACCATCCCAATCATTAAAGTTTGATATAAGAAGGGTTGGTTTACCGTCCATTTTAGTGTAAGCCCAAACATCTTTAAAGTCATCCCTCTTCAAAGTCTTTGACCAATCACTCCCTTTAAACTTAGTTATCTTTGAAGAGTCATAGAAGATTGTTCCATCGGGGAGAGTTATTGTACGAAAAGCTAGAACCCCGAAAATATTATAAGGAACAACAGGAAGCTCGAACGTCAATAGAGGTTTATTATTTGCTACGTCTGGACTAAAGTTTTTTAAGCCAGATTTTTTCGTTGGGTGAGGAGACATCGAACCAACTTTTATTGGTAAGTTAAGCGACTGTAGTTGATTACTAAATCCACCACCTGTAGCAACATTAGTTGTTTTTACTTGGTCTGGTGTTACTACTGAAACAGTTGTTGTCTCCTCCTCACCATCTTCCCCAGTGTAGTTAGATGCACCAGAAACAACTTTAGCTGTTGATTTAATTAGTTTAAATGCCCCGCCGTCTTTTGTAGGTTCTTTATCGGTAACAGTAAACGCTTTAACCTTTGCGTCAACCTTTGCTATTGCTGCTTTAACATTTGGGTTCTCCACAATTTTAGAAGCATCTTCTGCTACTCCTGCTGCCTTTGCTTGAAGAACTGCTGCTGCTTTCTCTAATGGTGCTGCTGCACCCGCAACGAGTTCCATATTAGGCGCAAGTTTACATATGTCAGGGCTTCCCACAGACAAACCACCAAGTGCCCCTGCTACATCTGTTGCTGCCCCTATCGCAGCGCCAAGTGCTGCCTCTGCTCCACCAAGTGCGCCGCCAATAGCGGGAACTGCTGCTGATATAATATTAGTTAAATCTTGACCAGCACTTTTTAGTGCAGGACCAAATTCATTTTCCAGCTTCAAAGACAAAGCAATAAACGAGGGAGAACCGGGAATAAGACTTTGTAGTGATTTAATTTCTGCTTGTAAATTTGTTGCGGGTAACGCTGGTAACTCTGGAACTAGTGCCCGTAAATCATTCTTCAATTGAGTAAGACCGCTATCAAGTGCTGATGCTAATTCAGATGCTGCTTTATCTAATCCACCAGTAACCTCTGACTTAATTGTATCAAACTGGTTGAGCAACTTATTTACCCCGGCATCTGCGCCACAAAGATTTGGATTTGAAATATCTGGCATAACTATCCTCCCGCAAACACGTTGGAACTGCCAGCAGCAACAGAAGTGCAACCACTGATACCATCTCCAATTCTACCAGCACCTTTATCGTTGACAAAGACAGTCGATGAACCCGTTGCA